TTGGGATGTCGATCGACGGGAGCTGGATGTCGATCGAAATATCGAATCCTAGGTCTGGAATGTCGAAACTAGGAAGACTAGGCAAGTCGATCGACGGAAGACTCGGCAACGCAAACGACGGGATTGGGATGTCGATCGACGGGAGCTGGATGTCGATCGAAATATCGAATCCTAGGTCTGGAATGTCGAAACTAGGAAGACTAGGCAAGTCGATCGACGGAAGACTCGGCAACGCAAACGACGGGATTGGAATCTCAATCGAAGGCAGCGTGATGTTGAATTCACAGAGGCTCATAGCAGCGGCACCATTGCGCTCGGAGGCGGCGCTACCGTGGCTATGACGGTCAACGAAGCAACATGAAGCGCTGTTGCAATGAGTGTTGCTGCTACCGGAGGAGGGCTAAAAGGAATGAGTACCTGCGCTGTTAAAGCGGCAAGAACACCCGGTCCACCCGTGAACGTTGTAACCGCGCCTACCTGCGGCCCCGCCACTGCGATAGGCGGCGCAAGCCAGTACGTGGTTAGTCCTAGCGACCAAGCGGTTCCCCATGCAGCTGGATTCGGAACAGGAAGCACAAATACCGCGGCCAAGGTAGCAGCCAGCACTTGCTCTTCTAGACCCGTGAAAATGGGCAAACTCAAACCAAACTGTCCGGCCTTCGTATACTTCGAGTAGATGTTGGCCATCTTCGCAGCCCCTGCGATAGGACCGAGAGGGGGTCCTACAAGAAGCGCGGTAAAGTCGGCAATCATGCCAGGCAGTGCTGCCGCAAGAGCCATGCAGCCTCAGTCCTGCACCTTCACGGTTTGCGAACAGAAGTCGAGCGGAGTGGGCGGAGGCACCGGTGGAAGCACCACACCAAACGGATAAGGATGTGTATGAAGAGCGAGCCACTTGATGAGTTTCAAGCCGAGCACGGCGAAGTCGACCGCCTTGCCTCCGACCAAAACACTCCCTCCGTTGATGGCAACACTTTGACCGGAGATGTTAACGTTTTGCTGCTTCGACACCGCCGCAGAGATAGTGATACCGCTGTCGTTCATGAGGATGTTTCCACCCGACTTGTGAAACACCGCCACGGCGTCATCCGAGGAGATGGTGTACATGCTCCCCTTAGGCGAAGCGATGGTTAGCGCTCCTTTGCCTTCATCGATCTGAATGATGTAAGAGCTAGCCGTTTTCAAGAGAAAGCCGCCCTTAGACTCCAACGACAACACAGTGCTCTTCTTGGGATTGAGCTTGGCCGTCTTGGTTCGATCTGTTTTGGCCGGATCTCCATCCGCCGGCTGATTCCACTGAATCGTGATTGATTCCTTACCGTCCTCATCATTAAAAATGAGGGAGTGGCCTGCACGGGTAGTGAAACCCTTTTTCTCGGGGTAAGCCCCCTTCGGCTTCGGAGCCAGCCTTATCGGCACATCGGTCGGCTCATCACCAGTAGGATCGACTTCCCCATACCAACCACCCCAATAGACCTCGGGTCGATCATGGTCTCCTTCATAAAAAGATACCCAAACCGTGTCATCTACCTCCGGCACGAAGAACATACCGCGCCTGTTCCCTCCTCCCATTGTTGCAGGAAGAACCCACCTATCGGGTGCAGCAGTCTGACCCACCTGCGGACAAAGAATTTTTACACGACCTAGACTGTCAGGATCTTTGTTGTCCGTAACAGTTCCACGGTAGATGCTGTAATAGCGGTTACACGCAACCCCCAACCCCTTTTTCATTAAGTTGGTGAGCCAGTTATCGAAGATAGCCATCTAGGGCCCCTTCCTCGGTTCCGCAGGAGCGTTTTGAGCGCTGGGATCTTGAGCGTTCTGGTTGCCCGCAGCCAAGTCCCTCATCTGAGATTCCAACGCGTCAGCGGTGTTCGATATCAAATGAAGAGCAGTAGTGAAGCCGGAGGCTCCTAGCGAGTGATTCACTTTAAAGACCCCGTAGTTTTGGTCGAGCTTCTTTCCTAGCCCCCGAATACGAACCACATCTCCCGGCTCGATAGTAGGCATCCCAATGGTCTCTACATCCAATGGAAGAGCCATGCCTAACGAGTACGTGTCGAAAGCGTGATGGACGTCTTGAAGGGTTTCCTTGTCGGCGGGGTCGCCGGGCATACGATGCACCGCTGTACGTTCCCCCGGTTTAGGAAGAATGGACTCGTCTTTACCCTTACCGTCAATCGCACCCTTAGAAGCCTGAGCGGGTTGAGCATCTTTAGCCGTTGTAGCTTTTAAGGTGGCCTTTTTGGTTTTGACATCCATCTCCTCAGAGACGATCTTCTGAATGCCGGCGAGGAACAACTCCTTGGGCGTACTCGAAACCGATACGATCGGATAAACAGTCGCACCTAGAAGATCCGCGGCACCGTAATGAAACATCGAGAGGATGATAGTCGGCTGTTGTTTAACGAATGACGCAGTACGCGACACTATCTTCACGATCTGTTTTTTAGCCGCAGAGCCTTTAGACCCCCACAGCAAAAAACACCGCGCCTCATTCGCCAATTGCGTCAGGAAAAACATGGGTGTCTGCCACCCTTGCGAACGCGTAATCAACTCCTCCGTAAGAGCAGGGCCTGCTACAGGATCACTCAAAGTAGAAGGATCTATAACGATCTCCAGCCCGTACTGAATAGCAACCAACTCGAAAATTGACCTCCTTGTAAGTTTTTCAAAGGTTTCCGACCCTTCCTGCTGCATCGTGGCAATAGCGCCGTTGAGACCCTGAGCAGTGAGCGTGATTGTGACCTCGCCTGCGCTGATGCTTATCTCAGGCGAGGTAGTAAGCATGCCTTCAAATTCACGAAAAACAGGCGCTCCGTCTGCCCCCGCCACATAACCGAATTGAACCTGAATACGGTTGGTTCCCAGTTCCAACAAGTCAGTGTTAATCAGCTTGATACCGTCTTCGAAGGGAGGCGCAAGCGTGACGGTGATCTTAGGGATGTTCCCCAAGTCCATCTCTACCTGCAACTCGGTTACAAAAGACAGAGCATTTAGATAACCACTAGTACCGGCTACTTTGAGGTGCGTCTTGACATCAAACCCAACAGTCTGAGCCGTACCACCAATCCAAAGAGGGTAGTTTTGACCATCCGATGTGATGATCTTGGCCGCCATAAACGGGTTGAAGTAGTCGAACGTGGCCTCAGGCATAACTCACTGCGACCCTACATTCGCCTTTTGGAAAAAGGACTGCTGGATATATCGAGACGAAGGAATTCGCAAAACTCGACCAACATTTAGATCTGTAGGGATAAATTCCATGTCGTTCGCCACAGCGATGACCCACCAAAGAATAGGATCCCCGTAGTACTGAACCGCGATGAGATCGATACGGTCGCCGGTCTTCACCTGATACGTCGTGTCGTCCGGCTGCGAAGGGATGGTAGGCAGCTCCAGTAGGTTCCAAAACTCGAAGCCATCCAGCTCCATGAGATCACCAAACTGAAGGCGACTGCTTTTTCTTAGATTTACAGCCATAGCGTTACTTACTCGGAAGTTGCGCCCCGGCTGCCACGGCCGCGCCTGTTGAGGGTCTCAGTTTATCGATCGCTTTGGATATCCCGCCGGTACCAGTCGCCGCCATGGGTACCGCCTTAATGGCCTTCACCGCGCCAATGAGTTCACCCATCTTGCTGTCGAAATTAGGCCCGTAGATGTTCATGAACCAATCAGGGTGTCTGGCTTGATCCAACATCTGCTGATTGTACTTGGTGACGTCCGTCTCAGCCTTTAGCTGCTCGCCCTCCTTGGTACCACTCTTGTTAGCCTCCGTACGCGCCGCTATGACCGCATCCAGAGCCGCCTTCACTTGCCCCAACTGATTCAGTGACTTCGACAACTCACCAGTCATCGCAACAGACGACTCCAATGTCGTCGTCAAAATCTTAAACCACATGTTTTTGAACAGATCGAAAACCTTGTTTGTGAAGCTCGTAAACGCTTCCAGCTGCACCTTGAAAAAGGTCTTCGAGGACTCCGTGGTCGCCTTGAAAGCTGCCACGAACGCGCTCGTGATGCCCTCCACAATTGCGTCGTAGAGAGTCTTCTGAACGAGAGCGACTACGCCGCCCACGACGTTCTTGATGACGTCCAGCGCCTTATCCATGCCGGCGCCTATCATGCTCGCCACGGAGTCGCCGCCTCCGCCGAAGATCTTGTCTACGATCTTCGTTACAGGCGCGAACATAGCGCCGACGAAGGCCGTCACCTTGTCAAAGATCCCCTTCGCCATCTCCCAGAACGTACTGAAGATGGTAGTGATGGCCTTGAAGCCTCTGTCGAAGGCATCCGGAATGGTCGAGTGGCCGAAGAGGTCGTCTACGATCTTCTCGATCCAATCGAAGAAGTCCTTGAAACCCTTTCGTACAGTGGCCCACGCCCCAACAATGACATCCGCCGCTGAGGTGACCGCCTTGCCGGCCTGGTCAAAAATATTGACGAAGAAGGCGGCTACCGGATCCCAAACAGGCTTGATGTACTTTTCCCATACGGCAACGACAATCGCCGCCATCGCGTTCCACTGCGGCTCCCAGACTTCTTTCCAGAGCCACGTCAACACTGCCACAATCGCTCCAATAGCCACTGTAGCGATGCCTGCCAGTACCTTGAACGCGATGACGACAACGCGATAGATGACGTAGCCAATCGTCTCTAGAGCCGCGAAAACAATCCGGAGCCCGCTCCAGATAACCGTGGCAGCGAATTTGGCGACAGACCAGAGTACATTCCAGTAGGGGATCAACACCCCGAAGATGACTTCACCAACTGCGCTGAGGACATTCCAAACGGTCTTCAGTACATCGATGACAGGGTCAAAGGCGCTTGCCGCGCCGCTTAGTGCGTCTCCACCGAAAACCGAATCCCAGACCGCCAACGCTGCTCTTTCGAAGCCTGTAACGACACCGATCACCAAGTCAATGATGAACTTGATGCCGTCGTACATGCCTCGGTAAGCGCTCTCAATCGTATCGAACACCGCCGTGATGGGTCCTGCCAACGAGGGGAAGGTCTTGACCAGCCAATCGCGGACGCCCTGCATGATGCCGATGATCACGTCACGGACAAAGTCGAGTGCTCCCTTGATGAGGTCCCCGAGCCCTTCGAGAATGCTCGGAAGAGCGTGGTAGAACTTCATCAGCAGAGTGCCCGCCAAAGCGAGCAAGCCGACAAGGAAGTCCAAAACTACAGGAACGATGTGCTTGAGAGCCCCTCCAACCATGGGGCCTAGTCCGCTGAGCGCCGCCCCAACGCGACTGGGCAAGTCCTTCACAATATCGACAGCCCTGTCGAACACCTTCGCAATCACGGGCAGCAATTTAGTCCGCAAGATTTCAATCAAAGCGGAGAAACCGGCGCCAGCTTTAGCTACAGCAACCCCCAACCCAGTCTTCAGGATCTCTCCGAATTTATCCCAATCGATCAGGTTTTTGGAACCCACCAAAACTTGATCGAGAAGATCGACGACCGCTTCAATGAGCGTGTTCCGCTGAGCAATCAGCTGGTCGCCCACCTTTCCGATGATTTCTCCCCACTTCACTTTCTTCGCAGCATCGCCAAGCGACGTCCAAAGCTCCTTCAGCTGCTCGCCGATCGCCTTCCAATCTATGTTCTTGATAGAATCGCCAATCGACTTCCAAAGGCCGCGCCAATCGATCTCCGTGAATATCGTAGCGAACTCTTCAGCCAGCTCCTTTGCATAGCCAGGCAGCTTCTTAACAAATGCTTTTGCCTGCTCCCCAAAACCCTTCAGCTTCTCCTTGATAGTCTGAACAAACTCTTTCCGGCTTTCGGCAGCAATAGCCTTCTCAGCGTCATGCTGCTTAGCCTCTGCCGACTTGAGCTTTTCGAGGGACTCCGCATATTTCGCGCTGGTCTTTGGTAGCTTCGCCAGCTCCGCTCGAAGCCCCACTACCGCCTTCGAAGAGTCCGAGAAGGAAGCAGACAGCTTCACGTCCTTCTGAACACGAGCCAGATTGGCTTGAGCACCGGTCAATTTAGCCGATACAAGTGAGTACTCTTCAGTGCCTTCCGTAAGACCCTTGAGCTGTTTCTCTAGGCCGGCAACGGACTTCTGAGCAGCCTGAGTGTCTTTACCCGAGAGACCCTTGATGTGCGCTTCGGTCTGCTTGAACCCTAGGTGCAAGAGGGTGAAAGCAGCGAGAATCAGCGTGACAGGATTCAGAAGAGCAAGAAGTGCAGGGACAAGCGGACCAAACGCTTGAACTGCAGTGGCAACCTCCGGACCCAGTTTGCTGAAGACCATCGACATCGGACGAAGAGCCTCAGGAAGGAACGCTTTAGCGCCTAAGAAGGAGATCTCCGACATCTTGTCGACCATCTTCCCAAGCGGACCACCCTCCTTCGAAATCTTCTCCGCCGAATCGTTGAACTTCGCGAACTGCTTGCTCGCATCCGTAACGAATTTCTGAGCGTTGCCTCGACCTAGATTCCGAAAGCGCGCTTCCGCAGCTCCAACAATCAGGTCCATCGACTCCTTCAGAGTCATCGAGGACCGCCAAGTCTCCTTACCCGCCTCTCCAAAGCTACGACTCATCGCCTTCGAGGCTTTGATCGTCGCCACTTTGGCCTCATCCGCCTTATCCAAAGCAGACAGCAACACTTCAGAGGCTTGATCTCCGAAGACTTGCGTCATACGCCCACCAAACATCTTCATGATCTGCGCAGTACTCTTGCCTCCCTTTTTAAGCTTGGCAAACAGATCTGACATGTTGTCAATGAAAGGACCAACGCCGCCCTCGGCCGACTTAAAGGCCTTCGTTACGTCCCCTGTAACAACCGAGGTGTTGGTCAAAAATCCGTGCAGCTCACTCTCCGTGCCCGTAAACATGTTCCGCACGGATTCCAACGACTCAACCAGCTTACCTTCGATCGTTAGAGCCGCCTCCTGCGCGCCCTTCGCGTTACCCGTTAGAGCATAAAGCGATCGAGATGCCTGATTGATACTCATCACGGCATCTTTGCCGCCAATTGTTTTGACTCCTTGAGCAAGCAAGTTAGTGCGTCGTTGGGCGAGAGACATGATCTCGTCCATGTGCTTGATCGGCCCTTGTACATCGCCAACAGCCTCGCCTGTAGCCATGAAAGACCGGCTGAGGTTTCCCAAGTCCTTGTCAGTCAGCTTTAGCCCCTTCTGCATCCGATCGAAGTTTTGGGCTGTTTCATAGATCGGTATGCCTAGGCCGTCCTCCAATTTCACTCCGGTAGCCGCACTATCCACACCGATAGCCTTCAACACAGGACCGAACTTGATCATCGCGGACGTCGCATGACCTGCGGTTTGAGCAGAGACTTTCATCCCCATCACCAAACCAGCGGCCTCTTGATTGGCCTTGTTCAACTCCTTACCCATGAGTCCGGTATTCGCGACTATCTTGCGCGTATCCACGGAGTTCTGCTGAGCTGCAGCCTCGAAGCCTGTAGTGAGTTCACCACCCGCACTTCCTATGTTCCCGAGCGCGCCGGCTACCCCAGCCAAGCGCTTCATAGGCATCTTATCGAGGAAGCTTTTGAACTTGTCCCCTGAGGTGCCGACAGACTTTCCCATCTTCGACGCGCTTTCGTCGATCTTCTGAAAGCTGCGCGATACCTGATTCCCACCCGCCTCGATTCCATCCGCACTGCGCTTGAACTTCTCGCCCCCTTTTCGGGCTGCAGCAGGAAGTTTTTGACCAAGGGTGCCACTAAGGGTCTTCACCGCTTGGTCCATGCCTTGAGCTTTTGCCGCCGCGTCTTTCGACGCAAAGTGCTGCAATGGCTGGGCAGCCTTCTCCGCCCCTTGCCCAACCTGCTCAAAACCCTTCTTCATTCCGAAGAGGCGCTGCGCAAAATTGCCAGCCATCCCCATCGAAGTCTTGATCTGCTCGCCGACCGCCTTGAACCGCTCTACCGGAATCTGTTCCGCGAACTTCTGAATGCGATCCCCAACAAGCTGCTGATAGACCCCCTTCAAGGAGTTCTTCACGTTGTCGAAGGACATGCCGATGCCTTCGCCAGCCGCGTTGTACGACCGCTCAGCGTCCTCCATCATCTTGGAGCCCTTGAGCACCCCTTCGAAGACGGACCCCTCCAGAGCGTTACCAACGTGCTCTAGACCCTCTGCAGCACCCTCAAAAACCTTGCCGCCAAAGGAATTGGCTAGGTTCACCATTGGCTGCGTAGCTTTTTCCGCCGAGGTTCCGAACGTACGAATGCCCTCCGCCAACCCATCCACGCGGGTCAACACGTCTTTTAAGACGCCACTGAGGCCAGAATCCTTCGCACCGAAGGAAAATCCGAGCCCCATGAAGTTCATCGCCAAGGTCGCATCCTCCTTTCCGGCAGTACCGCACGGTACCTGTCGGGCATTCTAGCTTTTATTTACGCCGCGACGCGGCCTCCATGCGGGCTTTTCGTTCTTGTTCGAGTTCGATTTTCTTCGTGATGAGGCGATGTCGGCGGGTCGAGGGCAGGCTCATGAATTCGGAGTAGGCGTATCCTTCCCAGGCTTCGAGAAAGAAGAGGTACTGCGCTTCGAGTTCTTCTGAACCCGAGAAGGGAAGAAAAAACCGGTCTGGCCTACATCAAGTTCGGTCTTGAATCCCTCTCCGCAAGCCGGGCACTGGAGATCCATCTCGGTCTCGATGCCGCCTTCTTCGACGTTGAAGCACTCTTCTCGAAGGAAGTTTCGGTCCTTCATGTTGAGCGACTTGATCGTATCCATGTCTGTCGGTTGCCCATCCAAGAGGTCAACTCGGACGAGGATGCTGAGGGAGAGCTGATCGAGGTTCTGGAACTTCGAAAGACTCTCCTCCTCTTTACCTGTCATGACATGCCAACGAGCCGGCTTTCCCGAAGGCAATACGACATCAAACACTCGCTTGTTTCGGTTGACGGTCGTTTTGACCTCCAGCTCCGCCAAGTTAATAGAAAAGAGATTCTTCTTGTCGCACTCATTACACTTGGCTTCGAACGGGAAGTCGTCTCCGAGCGTCACACGGCGAATCGCCAACATGAGGAAAACTCGATCGCCAATCATCAAGCTACGGACGCAGTTCGCCAACTCCGTCTTGTCGGTGATGGTCCCCAAGCGCTCCAAACAATTGGTGATGAGCTGCGTCACCTTCTTACCCGAGGGGATGTTCTTCGCCGCCAGCATGTCCTCTTCGATACCGGTGATCTCCCTGACCTTCACCTCAGTGACAAGCTCACCTTCTGGACTGAGATAGCCACAGGGAAGCTCGAAGATACCCTGCGTCGCCTTCGGCACAGCCATCTGGTTCTGAACGAAAAAAGACTCTTGGCTCTGGTTGAACGATTCTTCAGACATAGGTTCCTCTCAAGCCTCGCCGACCGGTGTTCGACGCTCGATGTTGATCTCACTCTGTTCCTCATACATGCGTATGAGCGACTTAATGGCGTCAGTGACGGTCATCCCTCGCTTATCCAGAAGTACTTTGAAGGTGTCGTAGCGGTCACGCTCAACCCACACGTTCAACTTCGAGTCCGCCCCTTCGTCTTGGTACAGCTCCAGGTCATCGAAACGACTTTCGTCTTCGATGTACTTGGAGATCAAGTACCGAACCAAGGACCCCATCGAGTTGAACGCCTTGTATGTCTGGAGCCCCTCTTGAATGCGATCGAAGAGCCTTCGACTCACCCAAAAATTCACCAGCCGCTGGTCGTTCGCCTTTGAGTCCTTCTTGGAAGCCTCCGCTGCCATCTCGCAGCTCCTACAAAGAAGCACTCCATTCGACTCCGACATCTGGCCGCCCGCTTCTAGCGGAACGATCATTTTGACGCGAAGTCTCTCTTCTTGGCCGCAATTCGCGCATCGGCTGCGATAGCGCTGCCAAATCTTCTTTTCCCAGTCACTCGTCACTGAAGAGACGGAAACAGGGCGTTCGATCTTTTCGGCCGTCATCACGAAGCCGAATATACGTTAAAGTAGTTGCCTAGTGGTAGCCATATCTACTGCGCATCTGACTAAGATGCTACTGTCTAGGTATGTATTCCAAAAGAAAGAGGTGCACTAAGTGCGAACAGACAAAACCTGTCTCAGAATTTCAGCGGAACAGAGCCACCGCGGACGGCTTGCAGACACGCTGCACTACCTGCCAAAACACAACCAATCGGGCTCAACAACGAGCCAAACGGGAAGCGGTCTACCACTACTTACGCCGCCATCCCTGTATCGACTGCGGAGAAGCAGATCCGATCGTTTTGGATTTTGACCATGTTCGAGGGGTAAAGAGCTTAAGTGTCGGTACAATGATCAGCCGACAGAAATCCCGAGCAGTTATCGCAGCGGAGATCGAAAAATGCGAAGTACGATGCTCTAACTGCCATCGACGCCGAACCGCTAAAAGCAGGGATTGGTACAGCGGCTTTGCCGATTTCAAATTCGGGCCTGCCCCCAAACCAGACACACCTATTGATCAACAAGCGATAGCAGTAGCCGAGCGGGTTCTAGCTGAGAACCCTAATTGGCGGACAAACATAAAAGGCTTGTTAGCCGAGCTACAAACACAAGTAGACGCCGAATTATGGCCGATAGCGTGGTCCAGTGTTCGGGATAGCGTCAAACGACGTGTGTTGGAGTTACTAAACCCCCGCACTAATCGCCAGGAGGCGGCGGAATAGAGATCAATATCAACGACGATATCGATCTGACCCTTGCATCGGGCTGTAATCAAGCGCGCACAGTTGCCCCTCTGGACAAGGCGCATAAGGTGCTCGACCCCCCGAGCCATACGGGTAATCCCGCTGCAACATGCCACCCAACGGAATCGGATAGGCCCCAACATTGGCCGAAGTGGTGGCCTCATGTTGAGCATCACGCTGAGCGAGGAGAGCGGCTAGGTCGAGCGTTTCCCACATACGGATATTGTAGCTCGGGATTACCCTAGGAGCGCAATTTCTTCCACCATCTCTACAGCCAACTCGCACTGCATCAGTGAAATGGCCGAGGACGAAGCGTCAAAGTCACCACCCACTTTGTAGCGAATAGGTAGGGCCCCGTGAAGCATCCACGCTTTAGCCGGAATACGCGCCGCGAACTCAAAAGGACCAATCCCAAAGCCAGCCAACGCGTTCCCAATGCCTCCGATGAGAGCAGTGGTGAGACCTGACGCAAGAATTTGCCCGCCTGTAGCCCCTGCCAAAGCCGCTCCACCAGTTGCGAGCCCTCCCTGAATCAAGGTCGCCGCAATCGCGCCACCCGCGCTCGTAGGCGGCGCAATCATAGGTCGCGTGAAGAACTGCACAAGCATCAGCGTGCGACGCGGTGTAATCCCGCCAATCTTCAGACTCACAGGCCCGATCCCCAATTTCGAGTTGGATAGGTCACCCGTCATCGCCGCCACAATCCACCGCCAAAAGTCGGAATCGTACCAAGAGACGCCGCGCTCTAGAGTGATGTTCCCAACATCGGCGTTCTTGATCACCTTCTTCTTGAAGAACCAGTTACCCTCGGTGATATCCATCGTCTCCAGCGTTATTTCAGGCGCCGTGATAGACGAGAACCCAAACAAGGGTGTGAGAATCGGCAAGGCTAGAGGCTCAATCGGATACGCATCCAAAAGCCAAAATGGGTAGACCTGCAGCAGGTCGCTGACGACAGATCTGGCCATGCCTTACCCCTTAAAAGACCTCACCCCGAATGTACTCCATTCGGGGTGAGCGCGTTACTGCATTTCCGACAGATTAGAATCTGTCAGGGCTCGATCATCTCACAGTGCTCGTAAGCGACGTCCAACTCCATGATGGAGACTCCGGAGTCTGTCGCGTCCAAGTCCGAAGACAACTTATGCCGAGTCGGGAACGCCTGCCAAAGCTTGTAGATCTTGGCAGCCGCCTGGAGGTTGAGATTCTCCGCCGGAGGAGCCGAAGGCCCAGGCAACGTGTCAGCACGGTGGAAGTGCTTGATGAGCAACTCCGTCCGGTACTCGCCGGTGCCCTCGATGACGGTGCGAATCCACTCCCAGAACGCCGCATCCTTACGAGCTACGCCACGAGACATCGTGACATCGCCGAAGGTGACGTGTCCGGGATACTTCCGCGTGTACAGGAACTGCCCTTCCTTGTACTCGACCGCTTCGATGGTCGCTTCAGGAATGGTGCACGCAGAAAACCCGGCTTGCGCGTTGATCGTGTTCAGTGGGACGTAGTTCTCCACTGCGGACACGTGGAACCGCATATTGTGGAGGTAATCGAACGCTTGCGCTCTTGCCATGATCGTCTCCTACTGAACCGGGTTTCCGTCGCCTGTTCCTGACCCGCTCAGGTTTCCGGACGAACTGTGATGACGATTTCGCCCGCCACACCGCGGTCCGAACGACGAAGGAAGAGTCCTACGCTCGCACCGTTGGTGATGACCTGCGAAGCAGTGACGGTAGCCGTCTGGCCTTGGCGACCGGCCGTCGCGCTGCTCATCTCAGCGCAAAGCGTTCCCGCTCCACCCGAGACCGTACGAACCTGCAGCGTGGTTGCTGCGATAGCTGTCGAGACGATGGCGAACGCGTCCACGATACGCATCTTCTTGTAGGGAAGAGCATTGAGCGCGTAGAGCACCACGTCGTCCGGCGTACCTGCAACAAGAGCGGTGAAGGGGATACGGATGACGTCGTCGTCTCCGATTCCAGATGCGCCAGGAGCCGGCGTGCCAACATCGACAAGGCCTGACGCTTTTTCAGCCGCCGTATAGGTTATGGCAGCAGCCAACGTTCCCGCAGCGATGAGCGCCTGAAGAGACGCCATGCGCGGCAAGTCGGAAGACGCGCGCGAAGTACTGATCGAGCCGGAAGCCGGAACGGTCGCGTAGAGATCGGTGACAAACACCGGGCTGGTCGTCAGGTTCGAAACTACTAGAGTCGCCATTTGTTCTTCTCCATCCTCAAAGTTCTAAACCCGCGCCGCCTCATCCAACCGTTGTCTGCTGGAACCGGAACCGAACGAACTCGGCCGGCTTGTTCGGAGCGACTCCGACATCGATGATGACTTGGCCGGCATTGATTGTTGCCGCCGTGTTGTTGGTCTCGTCACAGATGACGAAGAACGCCTGGTCAGGCGTAGATCCAGCAAAGTAGCTGTCGTTGAACAGTCCGAGCAGGAAGCCCTGGACCTGCGCTTTGATACGCACCCACAGCGACGGTCCGTTGTTCTCGAAGACAATCCAGAACGTCGAGTTGTAGATCGACTTCTCCAAGAACATGAAGAGTCGACGCGCGTTGATGTACCGCCACTGCGAATCAATCGCGATGGTACGAACACCCCAGACCGCGTTCCCTGTCTGAGCCGACGAGATGAACGGGTTGATCTTGTTCGGGTATACGTAGTCGCGCTCTCCCTGCGTCGGAACGGATTCCAAACCGATGAGGAAGTTGAGCTGTCCGTCCACCGTGCCGCCCGGCGACTTGCCCACGTTCCGGTTGACGTCAGTACGAGCGTAGATACCCGCTACGTGCCCGAGGCCAGGAATCGTCAGCTTGCGACCGTTGGCGAGAGGGTCCGCCACGTTGATCCAAGGCCAGTACAGCGCCGAGTAGTTCGAGTAACGACCCAAGCGATTGCGGAACCAATCGACCGCCTCGGTAGCATTCGACCCCTTCGGGACCGTGAGAACAATGAAGCGGTCTCCGCCTGAAGATGCTCCTGCGCGAGCATCGGCGTAGTCGATGAGGTCTCCCGTCACCGTGGTATCACCGGCAAAGTCCGGAATGATGACCTGCATCAGCTCGTCGATGCGATCGAGAGCGTAGAGACCCTTGTAGTCGACCTTCAGACTAGGGTCAGTGAACCGGTTACGGCCAAAGTTGGTGGAGTCGAACGTTCCGTCCGTTCCCACCGTGTAGCCCTTGGTCGTATCGCCAAAGCTCTCCTGATGAGCCGTCTCGGTGGCTACCGTGCGGTACGTTGCCAGAACCAGTGTCTGGTCTTGGATGCCGAGCGGGCCGATAACGGCGACAGTCTTGAAGTCGACAGCCCCCGTCGTGTAGTTGACCGTGTTGGCAGTCGCTCCCACGTACGCAACATCGATGTCGCCCGTGAGGTTGCCAGCGCCATCATCCTTGATGGTCCGAGCCACACCAAGCGAGTCGGTGTACGTGATGATCAAGCTACGCTTGGCAATCGGATTTCCGACCAGCGAAGTCGTGATGACGCGACCAGCATCGGTATCATCGCCCGCCGCAATTCGCATCACGTTGGGCAAGCCTTGCAGCTCGCCTGGAGCCTCAAGACCTCCAGGATCGACCACCGTAACGAGATTGGAGAACTCGTTGACGATGTCAGCGAAGTAAAAAATCGACAGCGGGTCATCGAAGACCACGTCTTCGTAGGTCTCCTGAATAGCCGTCTGGCCATTCACATCCGTCTGAAGAATGAAGACCGTGAAGCGCGAGTAGATCTGTGTTGGCGTGTCGAAGTAGTTGGGACTTCCCTGGATCTGAACCTTGAGCGAGTTGCCCCAGGCACCAGCCGAGATGGGATTGAACGTCCAGGCGTTGATCTTGTACGTCGCAAGCAGCCGCGCCGTGTTGTGCGGAATGTTCGTCGCACCCGCTGCGAAGACCAGCTGATACGCGCCATTCGCGACGTTGACGAACGATTGTGTCACACCAGGAGTTCCCAGTGTAAGAGCCGCCGTCGTGGTGCCGCCGCCGTTGAGGCTGGCGCCCAGGATACCCATGTTGCTATCAACATTGGCAGTCGTATCACTGGTCAACAGCTTGGTCGTGCTGGCCGGCGTGTACGCCGTCGTCATGTTGATACCGTTGTCCGCCAAGACCGGAATCTCGGCTGCAACAGTCGTCAGAGAGAAACGGCCGCTACGAAGGTCGATCGTAATCGAGCTGCCTGCACCATTCACCTTGGTTGCAACCGGCGTCGCCAAGTCAGCACCCGTGAAGACGATCGTCTTGACAAGGGAGTTTGCCGTCCACGTGATGGTCAACGTGCCAGGAACGACTCGATCCAAGTCCTGATCGAAAAGCGGAACACCGGTTAGAGGTGTCACCGCGAAAGTCGCCAGGAGTCCGAGACCCGTACCCTGAGCAGTCGCTGTAACAAGCGCGTTAGCGGCTGGGAATCCAGCAATCGCAGCTACCGCTCCAGCAGCTGTCGTGGTCGCCAAACCACCGCCATCCGTCGCCGAGTTGACGACGATTGCCGTACCCGTAACAGCCACGCTGAGTGCAGTGCTGAGACCGGCAACGACAACCTGAATGGTGACGTCCTGACGCGCATCCTGAACCGAACGGACGTAGAAGTCCCCGTTCGGCGAAGTCGCTCCAACGACCATCAACGTCGACTTGGTATCAACGATACCTTCGTAGAGCGCAACACCCGTTGCACTCGTCAGAGCCGTGATGTCGTTACGCTTGCGAGCGACTTGCGCAGTAACCGCCGCTTGCGTTGCGCGGTACTTCAGCGAGAAGGCCCCGGTAACGAGCGGCGAAGCGCCCGTATTGTCCTTCAAAACGCTGGTTGCCGAAGTCTTCGAATAGGACGTGGCTGCGCCATCGCCTGTTTCGATTTGCTGACTCGTCGTCAGACTTTGAATCTTAGCCTGTGCTTTGACAGCATTGGCCGGCGTAACACGAACCGCGAAGGCACGACGCCCTCCGTTCGCAAAGAACGCGGCCATCGAATAGGCGCCGAAGGAGCGCCGATCGAAGGTTCCGAAGGTCTTGACGTACTGATCGAACGACGTCACCAACGTCGCCTTGTCAGTCGGTCCCTGCGAGGTCCACGAGATGATGCCCATGTTGCTCGTTGAGACAGGACCGACCACCTGCGTGGTCGCCGGAACCTCCTCAATGAATACGCCGGGCGAAAGAAGCTCAGCCATGACTCATCCCTTCCTACGTCGCGACGGGTTATCGGAATTTTTCTCGCCGCTCATTGACGACTCCGAAGGGCTGTCGGGAGGAGGCGAAGGCGCATCAGGAGTCTTGACATCCGAAACCGCCTCTTGCGTAGTCGCAGGAGGGGAGACAGAAGCGGGTGCCGTCGCCGGCATCGTAGAGCGGATAATGAAACCCCGCTGAACAGCCCGAATCACATCTTCGGAGCCTTCTTCGTCCGCCGGGATCTCCGTCCAGCTTTTTCCAGCCAGAAACGCAGTTCCGCCGCTTTTCAGTGTGACAGCCAAAGACACTGGACTTTTGTTGTAATATTCGGCCATCGAAGAGACACCCTACAGTTGGTGACCGCGAACAGTCAATGGGCGTTTCACTGTTTGGAGAGTAATCGGATCTTTCAAATCCAATTCGGCTTCAACCCGAAGTGTAATCGAAAAACCCAACTCTCTCTCCGTAACTTCTCCAACATTATCGATGTTGGAGATGCCCTCATTAAATGCCTCATACCCACGCAAATCGCCAATACTATCGACTACGTTAACTTTGCCGTAGGGCGGATAGATTCGGAGAACATGCGCAAACATCGCGTTCGCCTGGTTGCGTTGCCCTGTGGCGCCGCGATAGCGAGCACGAACTTGAATCGTGTAAGTGATGTCGAACGGAATGGCTTGTCCGAGCTGCTCCATGCGATCAAACCCCGTAACAGGTCCCGCTGGAGTCGAAGCGATAAAAGGGACAGCCCCGTAACCAGGCGCACGATACTGATACCCGGCCGGCTCCCAACGCTCCATAGCCGCCGAAATGTCTTCTCGACGCACCAGGATAAATGGATCTTTGTAATCCTGAAGAACGTCTTCAGGATAAGCAAAAACGATCGGAATACCCGGCAACCCAGGTGGCCCGCACGCTACATCACCGCCCGGTCCCGAATTGACCTTCGTCCAGTACTTTGGAAGGCCTGCCCCGTCGTTCGCAATAAAGCCGCCTAAAGTAACAACAACACCTTCATCGAAATTCCGGATACCGACTGTGCCGGTTCGGTCTTTGCCATCAAGGCGACGATTGATGGCGTCTTCGGCCGCGCCCACGACTCAGGCGCCTCGCGCCGCTTTCAGAACCAAAGCTCCGAATCCCATCGTATTCGCCTTACCCAACCAACCCGCCAGCTCTTCAGGATCTGCATCATCACTTGGCAACGCCGGAAGACGCCCATCTTCGGAGGAGCGATCGGCGTGGTCGAAAACAAGCTCCAGAGCCTCGTCCTCATCCATGCCGGTTACCAACACGAGCTGGTCCGCAATGTCCGCGAGATACTTGTCCACCGCATCATTCGCGTCAGGAATGTTGTCGGCCTCCCCCACACCAGGCTCACCAGCAAAATGGGAGTGCGCGCCAACCGCATGATGCTCTGGGCCAGACGCCGCCTCCAACTGTAGGCGAATAGAAGCCATTTTTGCATTGATCGCGGGAGTCATGGACGCCTTACGGGTGGATGCCCAGTTTCTTCTGAAAGTTGACGTACTTTTTAGCCTGAACCGTCGTAACCGTGTGTCTAGTACGCGTGGGCCACTTCGACCAAATATTAGAAGACAGCTTGGTCAAAGGAAAGACGAATATGTCCCGCGAAAAGGAACGCAAGCCCCCTCGAATCAAGCTGCGTACACCAAGACGCCAAGCCGGGCGAGGACGAGCACCACCCAACCCGAACTCCAACTTGAGAGCATCCATCGCCACATCAGGGATAGAAGACACGCTAGATGAGATCTTCAACCGCGTGTCTTTTCGAATCTCCCTGAAACCCACACGACTCAGCTCGCGCGACCACTTCGAACGCTGTTTAGTTCGAGCTAGAGTGACTTTCGAAACTCGTTTGGCAGTCGCCTTCCGCTGAATCACGATGCCTAGCTTACGATCTGGTTTGAACGGCAACGACTCCACAGTCCAAGGATTGAACTTCTCCAAAACAAGGACAGCAGGATCCGGCTTCGCTGAACGCTTCGTGGGATGTACTTCCAGAAGAACCGTGTGCGTCTTCACCTGCTTCACAAGACGATTCTTCATGTCGATCTGAACGGTATAGCTGTACTGACCCGGCCCCACGCCTTTGGTACGAGCCACCTCGATGGAAGCGCGATACGGTCGTGAAGCCTGAGACTTCGGTAAGCGTGACTTAACGAAACGCCGAACGTAGTCCGCCGAGAGATACACCAGCTGCGCCTGCACATGCTGCATGCGTTCCGGCCATTCTTTAACCAAACGAAGCGTCTGCTCCGTTCCAGCATCCAAACCGAAGGAAATTTGGAGTCCCTTACCCATCAGCCTTGAACGTGCCCTTCTGCATCTCCAGCATCGCGTGAGCGAGTGTCTTCTTTGGGGCGTCGATGAACACCTTCTCCACCGGAGACTCCCCGGAAGGAGCCAAGATGGTCATCGGCACTACAGGCAGATGTCGGGGTTCTTTAGGAGCAAGACGCACTACGTAGTCCACGTGCGTGTTGCAAGCCCCGATCAACCGCACATGACCCTTAACGCGGATCCCTTTTGTCGCGGGCTGACCACACACGAAGCAAAATCGCAAAAAGTCTGTGATGGGCCCGTCGTACTCGTGGAACGTGTCCCCCGCGATAGGAGAACCACAACCGCTCTTCGCCGTGCACTTCTCTGAGCCTTGCTCCGCTCCCTCCGCCCACTTTTTACAGGTAGCGCAGACCATAGAAAGGCCTGACGCAATGGCGAGCTGTAGTTCACGTGTGTCCATTTTGATCATTCACAAGGGTCATTGGGCCCCTTGCCGGGACCACTGGGAGGAGTGATGAACTGTTGCTCCGGTGTGAAGTTGCTGCGCCTCTTCAAGTCGCACCGAAACCCTACGAAGGCGGCGTTGTCGATGAGATGGCCATCGTCATTGACCTTAATGAGGTCGAAGTAGAACCCGCTTCCAGGGGTGTTTTGATTTCGGGTCGCTACCTTGTTGAAGTAGGGGAGATCCCAGAAGCGAATCACGTCACCTTCAGAAGGAGGTCGTGCACGCGCTTCTTCCAGAGTCCTTCGAGGAATCCAAATGCCCGAAGGCCACAAGGTCCGCATTCCCAGCTCCGATACGTCCGGAGTGCCTTCCGGCCACTCAACTTGAACCATGAGCAAGTACGGACCGACAAAAGCACTCACGATTGGCTCCGAATAGAGCGGGTCGGCCTTGGTATTTTTCAGGTCACGCTGGAAGAGCCAACCCTCGGTTCCGGCAGCATTTACAGGCTCCTGCGCGAAGTTGTCGAACATGAACAACTCACTCGCATCGAGCCGAAATGCCGGGTCGACCAGCCTGTTATCCGAGGGCTGCGGTACTGGCTTCGGATTCATCGGCTTAATGTACCGAGGCATCCTCGCAGTTTAGCCCAGCATCGAGCCGTTTTCGAGACCGTTTACCCAGCCCTAAAGCCCATCGGGAAGGCGCTGAGGGAGATCTCTTTTTCAAGCACTTCGAGTTCCGCCGCCGCTTCGTTGAAAAGACGGTCTGAATCCAGCGTGGCTGGGCCTTGGGCGCCTGCGAATTCGCCGTACTTAGACCGATTTCGACCGAGCTGCTGTTTCGCGTAGGTCAGTGCGTACCGCTTCACTAGGTCGTGGTCGCGCTCTGCCAGCTGCTCAATCGTAAAATCATGCGACTTGAAGTCCATGATCATAGTGCCGCTGGTTTTCGGGTTTGGGAAAATGAGCAGATTCCTACCGTCTTGCCGCCAATCTGGCTCCGCGTTCAAGATCCTCTTCGCCATCTCGACGTATTGGATCGTCTGCGTGTAGCTGGAGTAGATACCGACCGCAGAGGGCGCGGCAAAGACGTCATACGGAACCTTCTCGTCCTGCAAAATATAGGGCGAGAAGACCAACGAGATGTCCATCGGCGACACCGGAAAGGACACATCCAAAACGAGATTCACATCGTCCGGTAGCTTGTACTCCACGATGTTTGGGAAGAAGAACATGCCTCTTTGGCGTATGACTCCCTTCTTCGCAGAAAACCAGCGGCGTGCTTGTTCTACAGCGTCGTCAAGATGATCGCCGGTTAGCTCGACCTTCCAGAACGGGGCGCCAAGCCGACGCAAAATCCACTGCTGGAGCTGCGCTTCGTTCATCAAGCTGTTAGGCATCGCCGCTCCCTACCTCTTACGGCAATATATCGCCTTTTTGGTCTTCAGGCATTCTTGCGCGGACGACCACGCGGACGCTTCTCTTCAGGTGCTGCCGCAACAGCAGCTAGAGGAGCTTCTTCTTCGAGCTTCAGGGGCTCAGGCGTAGGAACCGGAATCGCGGGTGCATGCGTCGGTTCAGTCAACAGAGAAGGCCCGGTGCGAGGCTGTGTGCTCTCCAATGGAGCGCCATTAGGCATCTCAGGTACTTCAGTCAAAAAACGAGGCGCAAACTTGCCGTATTCGTCTCCCACAAGAACCATCCCTTCAGTGAGCCGACCGACTCCAGGAATGAAAACCTGGCTCACGTCAGCATTTTTTACGTAGCGTTTCATGTCAACCTCTTCTCCGCATCTGCCTTGAGCGAGGCAATGAACCGATGGCGTCTATCCAACACCGAGCCAGGTTCTGACGACAACCCGCCTTCTGAGGTGGGCTTTACGTTCTCGTCGACACCCAACGTAATGCCGGCAGCCTCGTTCTCCTTGTAGAAGTCGAGGATGGCGTTGTTGGTTTCTACGGGTTCCTCACTCTCGGAAGGAGTCTCAGGGGCTTCAGGGGCTTCAGGGGCTTCAATGACAACAAGCGGAGGCTCGATTACTCCCTCTTCAGCTACCCCCTCGTCTTCGTCATCTTCGTCGTCCTCGCCCTCGGCGCTGTCATCCTCTTCATCCTCTTCGCCCTCACCCTCCAGCCCCTCATCGGTTTCTGAAGACGCCTCAATGTCCGGCGCAGAGGATTCATCGGACTCTTCGTCCAACTCTTCATCCGACTCGCCTTCCGACCACAGGTCTCGCATCTGAGAGAAGGTCTCTTTCAGTTCGACCTGAATCTGGATGTTCACGTCTAGAAGCTCGACGACACGATCGCAGAAAGCGACCATGAGGGCTCCGCGTGAGTCGCGAAGTACTGCGGAGGGTTTGGCACGTTCGATCGTAATCTCGGATACCGATTCGGCGGCGATAGCCGGAGGCACAGGCAAAGAACCGATGGCTCCGATCTCTTCCAATTCAGCGAGAATATCTTTTGCGCCCATCTGGTAGTTCGTACCACAAAACACCGAAGCCCCGAACCTGTTTCCAGGCCGGGGCTTCGACAACCTCCTCTGCGGAGATCAGAGGTTGAGAACGCGGAGCTGTCCGTAGAACTCTGGACGAAGCAGCTTCTTCGCGTAACGGGTACGGAGCCCCTTACGGAAGCTGAAGTCCGAGGGATCCAGGAACGTCGGCGTGACCTGGAGCGGGATGTACGGCGCCCAAACGTAGCCGGCGTCGAGGAAGCTGCCTCCCTTGAGACCGATGAGCATCTGGTCGCGCTGGAAGAACGGGTCCTCGTAAACCAGCCACTTGTTCATCAGTGTGCCGGTCTTGTAGATGCCGAACTGTCCGTGCTGCGTCATGGGACGCGGCATGTCGGCCGGGCCGTACGGGCTCTCTCCGCCCGATACCCAAAGCGGCCTGAAGTCGCCATGGGTCGTGAGCTGCGAGAGAAGCGCCGAGACCTCGGGGCTTGTCACGATGAAGTTCGCCGGTGCTCGCAGCGTCTTCTTGTGGATGAGGTTCGAGACCGTGGAGATCTGCGTGATGAGCGCGCGCAGGTGGTCGATTTCCGGAATGCCCGCAGGCGGCACACGGTCGAACGAGCCCGTCGTACCCGTCGAGGATGCGAACAGGTCTTGAACGATTTCGCGGTCGATTTCGAGCGCGATGTCCTGGGCCACAGCTGAGACCATCTCGGTCTCTGCATCGAGGCCGTGGAAGGCGCGGAGGTCTTCCGCTGCTTCTGCCGACCAAAGGGCCTTGAGCCGACGCGCCTGGGCCTCGACAGGAGCCTTCTTCACGTCGAGGTTGATCTGCGGAATCTTCTGATTCAGCTCCCCGTCGTAGTAGTAGAAGGCCTTGATTTGGTTCCCGGACGCCGGAGGCGCCGTGAACAGGAAGCCTGCGATGGCGCCGTTCGAGTAGTTGATGGAGCCGGCAGTCACGTTACCGGTGAAACCACCCGTACCGTTGTCCGTCGCGGCCTGAATCACGTTACCCGTAGAATCCAGCTCCTGAATGACGCAGCTGAAGCCACGCGTCGAATCAAGAGGCCGAACCGGGTTGTACGACAGAGACGACGACAGCGCCGTACCGGCACCACCGAAGGCCACCGCGTTACCGGTCGCCAAGATCTCGCCCGAAATGAACTCCGAAGAGTAGTTCCGGTCGAAGTCTCGGGGGAAGACGTTCCCCGCCTGCGTTCCGCCCTTGCTCGACCCGTAGACGTAGTCGAGATAGAACACAGCCCCTACCGGAGCTGTCATCGGCTGAACGGAGACGATCTCGTTCGCGATGAGGTTGGGGAAAACTCGACGAAGAATCGGGAAGATGAACTTGGTAAAGCTACCAACGTTCACCGTTCTCGTATCCTCGTTGAGATTCAGCAAGTGCTGAGCCTCATTTTCCATGAGCAGAGCGGCGACTCCAAGGGAGTACCTCTGCTGCTCGGTGCGGTCCGGAATTCCTTCGAGGAACTCGCCCCATTTGGAAATGAGGGCGCGGACGTAGCCCTTGTCGGCGATCGTCCGACGAGAGTCCTCTGCCAATAGATTGCGAGCCTCGACGCCCATGTTCATCTCCTCCGGTTTGCCTGCTTACTGTTTGGCGTTGTCGCCCATACCCGAGAGCCTTCTAAGCTCGCCGAGTGAGACGCCGAGTTCGCCGTAATGCCCAGTCCCTGAACGTGATTTCGGGGATTGTTCCTCGTCCATAACGGTAGGACCGTGCCCGCCCCGCGTAGCGGCGCGAACTCGGGACCGAACTTGTTCGAGATCCTCGGCGTCCCGCGCAGGTTCGCGGAACTGAGACAGAATGCCATCCACGTCTTGACGAGACTGTGGATTGGCGGATTCGATCAGGGGTCGAATCTTGGCTGCCTTCGGGTGGTTTGCGAGCCGACTCTCGGCGTAGACATTCAGCATGAGCTGCTTGTTTGCGTCGAGGGACTTGTCCAGCGCCGAGCGGAGCTTCTCATTCTCTTCGCGCAACGAACGCTCGGCCTTGACGGCACGAGAGCGCTCCTTCTCTTTGCGCGCGTGGTCTACCGCTTTTTCAGCTTCGAGTTGCTCCGAGAGCTGCTCTTCTTTTGCGCGCTTCTTTTCGAGGTCCGCACGTACAGACTCTACCTTCGACTTCAAGTCGGTAGAATCCTTGTAGTTGTGAACGTCGCCGATGAGCTTGCGAATCAAGTCCGCATCCGGATCACCCGCGATGTGCCGCTCGATGAAGAACTTGTAGCCCGCCTCTTTTGCACACCGAGCGAGCTTGGCGTTCTCCTCTTCCAAATCCTTGAAGTGGAGAGCGTTCTCAGCCAACTGGCTACGAAGCTTTGCAATCTCAGCGTCCTTCTGCTCCGTAACTGTCCGCGCATCTTCCGGCAGAACATAGGGACGAAGAACGTCTTTGATCTTGTCGAGCGCGGTACGAGCGCCAGCGACCGCAGGGTCCGAAAGCAGCTCGCCACGAACCTGCTCCACCACCTGAGCCCGAAGCTCGCCAAGACGCGTCAGAGTCTCCCGAGCAAACTCCTCACGAAGCGTAGCCTCAGCATGCCCACGCTCTTCGCGCTTGGCATCCTCAATGGCGCGAGCGAACTTCTGAGCCATTTCCGCTTCGGCGTCGGAGTCGCGATCCATGTTTTCCTCTTTGTGCTCGTAGAAGACTTCGGGGAACGCGTTTTGGTCCGCCGGGTCCGCTACGAAATCGAAAGTCACCAATCTGTAGTCGTCTCCAACTACATCATGGCCCTTGTCATTCGTACGCGTCGAGCCGTACCCACGCGAGCTAATTCCGACACGACCGCCCGCCTGAAGAATGGCCTTCAGATTCCGTCCACGCTCTGTGTCCAGAACCTCCGCCTCCCCAATAACCAGACCATCTTTGATCTGCAGATTGGTAAGCAGGTGAGAAACACGCGCCAACTGCGTACGACCATCACTGGGATGATCTAGCTCGCCGTAGAGTTGACGGCCCTCCATCGCCTTATTCAGACGACGAATCTCGCGCTCCCACAACTGCCCTGTGTAAACACGCTTGTTCTCTGTCGGAATATCGCAGCGGGCGAACTCACCACGAAGACGAACTTTCCCCTCACCCGCTTCCCCTTCAACAAGTTGAAGAGAAACCGAACGCGAGTCCACAAGAAGGCGGTTAGGCGCCTTTGCGGGAGCCGGCGTGGAAGCCGGTGTTCGGTGCGGGTGAGTGTGGATTTCCATCTTTGCTTTTAGAGAGCGCAAACTCTCAATAAGATCGCCAGCGAAAGTTACTTCGGAATTTCGTATACTGCAACACCGACTTGTTCTTGTTCTTAACTTTTCTGTCGATAATCCGAAACGGGCTCTTTTCGAAGCCAATTACTTCTCGTCGACCACTCGGATAAGCGGTGCGCCGAACTCTCGGCGCCTCGCTCAAATCCTCTTCACCACTCAGTACATTCTCCCGCCGCGAGCAATCGCTCCGCCCGCTCCGGACGAGGTGCCGGTCGATCCGCCCTTGCCCTTCTTGATGAGAGCTGTTCGGGGAAGAGCCTCGGGCAGCTTCTTCGCGTCCTTCGGCGGCTTCGTCACGAAAGGGCCGGGCTTCCCTTTGCCGAAAGGGAGGTACGTTGCCTCTTCCGCGTCGCCCTCCGTATCTTCCTCTTGCGAGAAACCGGAGCCGGAATAGATGCCACCAGTCGGACGACCACGACTCTCTTCCTTGTCGCCCTTGGTGTCCTTCTTGTCGTCATCGTCGTCGTCATCGTCGTCGTCGTCGTCGTCGTCGTCGTCGTCGTCGTCGTCGTCGTCGTCCTTGTCAGCTTCCTCCAACTCGGAATCTGCCTCCACGACGTCCGAATAGAGATCAAGCCCGTTGACCAACGCGTCCATCTCGCTGCGGAACTCTGCTTCGAGCGCTTCGCCGTCGATCTCCTCGTCGCCCTCTTCAAGAGCGCTGGCGATGTTGGAAGCCTCCTCCGACAGACGCCCAAGCGCCTCCGAAGCATTTCCCAAGTCCTCGTCCTCATAGGACTCGGCAAAGTTGGCAAAGCCTCGGCAGAGCATCTCCGCGATGATGCTGACATTGGCAAAGGCCTTAACAGCCTCATCATGCCGCGACGCATCGATCGACTCCATGATGGAGTTCACATCTTCGATGAGCGAGGATGCACGACCCAGCGGAGTAGAACGAGACTCGTGCTGCGCATGCTGCGACTTGAGACGGGTCTTTCGAGAGGCCTTCGTCCCCCGAAACTTGCTCACAGCCTCCATCACCGCATCAGCACCCTGAAGCTCGGACTCTTCGTCAGACGACTTCTTCTTGGCGAAGGGGTTTTCCTTCTCGTCATCGTCGTCCTTGTCGTCGTCCTTGTCGTCATCGTCGTCATCATCGTCGTCGTCATCGTCATCGTCGGCTTCCGTCTTGGAGCCGCCACGACCACGAAGTTTGTCCGGCATGCCACGAATGGCTTCGGACTGCCCTCCTGGTGTCGTCGGAAGCTTCGCCTTCGGCTGAGCCTTGCCCTGATGCTGAGGAGCTTCGTCCGTGGGATCTTCCCCATCCTCGTCCGGATGATCGCTCATCGCACCAACGTTACGGCTCCCCTTCCCCTTCGGCTCACCCGAGGGCGCGTCGTGCTGTGGGGGTGAAGGCTGGCCTTCCTCATCGAGGAGACCAAGCGCTTTGAAATCCTCTTCGAGGCTGGTGACGATTACCGGGTGGCGAAGCATTTTCAACCTTCCTTGGTGCCCGTGTTCTCAACGAGGCTCCGAGACATCTTTCCGACGAAAAGTCCGGCTACCTCATAACGAGGAAGTTCGTTGGCCAAAACGTCGTAGATTTTTCCGAAATCGTCAACACCATTCAAAAGGCTATTCGCCTCCGAAAGTGCTTTTTTGATCCCTCGAAGGTCTGCAACGTAATCCTCCGAAAAGGACTCAAACATCTTTAGCGTCGCGTCTTTTTGCTCTGTTTTGAGAGCCGGAACCGCACCCTGAAACAGGGAAATGGCCTTCTCCGTCTCTGACAAAATAGAATCGACGCGCTCACCCAGATACTTCAAGTCTGAAGTAACCAACTCGCGATATCCGACCAACTCCGAGGAAGGAATACTCCCATCATAGAGACGTCGGAACTTCTCTCCCCGAGCAGGATGCGACTCCTTCAGCGTTTGAAGTTCGTCTTTCACGGTCGACTGAATCTGACCAAGACGCTCGGCGTAAACCTTCTTCCAGCCCCGCTCACCCTTAACGAGGTTCGAAAATGCCTCGCTTATTTTCGCAGGGACCGGTGCAGGCACACGCTCTTTCACGAGCGGTAGAATGTTCTTCAGGTGATTATCGGCATTCGACTTCGACCCTGAAAGGAACGCGTCGACATACGCCTGCGCCTCTTTCATCACGAACTTGTCGAGCGTCTTAGGCGAATAGGCCGGCACCGAAATCGCTTCAGCAGAGATCGGAGCGATTTCGCCCTGGTCCGTCTTCTCGAACTTGACCCGGAACACCTGCTCATTCTCAGAAAGAACGATCGCGTATCCGGAGAAAGTTCCAAGCACCTGAACAGGGTCATTCGATCCGAAAAGTCGATCTCTCGACTTTTCAATCGACGCCTCTACCTGGACTCTCAGATGTTCGTAGCTCCCCGAAGTGAGCTTCCGAATTTCTTCGGTCGGAACAAAACTCGAAATGAGAGCCATTTCTCAGAACCTACTTGTCTATTTCCAAACTGTCAACGCTATAGACTTCATCTTCGTCGACCAGAAACCGCCTGATTCAACTCTCGAAGCATCGCTCCGAGTTCATGAAGTCTACCGGCTTGGAGCCGATCTCCTTTTAGAAGTTGATCGAGTTTCTCCTGAGCCCTCTTTTCGGACTCGCGATTTTGGCCCTCAAACAGCTGTTGCTCCCTGCCATAGAGTCGTCGCGGAGGAGTTGAGGGCTTCACAATAATCAGGGGTCCGCGAATCCGACTCTCTTGCGGTTTTGCAGTAGCCGCAGGAGCAGGCGCTGCCCCAGGTTGCGCCGGTTGACCTTCCTGACCCGGAGGTGCAGGCGGAAGAGACGCAGCCTGCATAGACTGAGCATCAATCTGTCCTGCGGTCTGTCCGGCAATACCAGCCTCCGCTACAGCCTTCCCAATAATGCTCTGCGCATTAGCCTGCGTGTACGCATCGCGCTCGGCGTCCTCATCGCGCTCTTTAAAGATGGTCTGAATCTCTTCATCGTTCATCCCGAAGACATTCGACATGATCCAATGCAGCGATACGAACTCCCGCATACGCGAAGCCAAGTCCGCTCGCGCATTCTTAACCTCCAACTGCGCCAGCTCAAAAATGGCGGAGGGAACAGTGAGGTGAACGTTGTACTCGACAGCCTGGGGGTCGATGTTGAGCGCCGCCAAATGGACGCGCGCAATTTTCGACATACCGTTTCGAAGTTCGCGCTGGATGCGAAGAACAGTTCGAGCAAAACGAACGTCCTCACTCGATAGAATGGCGCGACTCGTACTCTCCGATTGAGCGAGATAGGCCTTCGGAATCTTGATAGCTGCGAACAGTTTGTCTCGGAAGTACTCGATGTCCTCCATGTGCTGCCAAGACGGAGCCCCGAGAACCTCAATTCGAGTCCCTTCTGCACCCTGCCGAACCGGAATGAAGAAGTCCTCGTCTTGCGACATCGGATCGAACTTCAAGTCCAGCTTGCCAGTGGTGGGGTTGACCCACTTCTTCTTCCGGTGTTGCTGACGAACTCTGTTGAGATAGGCCATCGCCTCGTTAGGAGGCAGGTCACCGATATCTACATAGAAGGCGTATCTCTCAGGTGCTCGCTGCAAGCGATAGATGAGAGCGGCGTCTTCAAGCAGCATAAGCCGCTTCCAAATCCACCGCGCAGGCTCCAGAACGGAGTACCCGTAGACAGACCGTCGATGCTTCCCTCGAAGACGAAAGTGCACCACTTCCCAGTCTTCGAGCGCTGAAATGCGGTCTCGGCCTCCTAGCCCTCCAGCTTGATCTGCACCACCCTGCCGCATTGCAGCGCGTGTAGACATGATTTGCTGAAACTCAGCCGGGCTGTAACCAAAGCGACCCTTGAAGTCTTGGACGAACCCATAGAGTTCCCCTCGCGGCCCTTCAATCCGCCGTACTGTTGGAGGAGCCAGGAAGTTGAGACCTCGTACACCTTCGTCGGTGACCAAGATCTCCTCGAAGTCGTTACCGTACTTGACTACGGTACGCGCGATTTCCCAGATCTCTTCATCCAACCGCAACTGGCGATGAAAGAGGTCATTGAGGATCTGCTCGGTGGTCTCATCTTTAGACGTAACCCAAACAGAACGATGTTTCTGCGTCTCGGGCTGCGAAGCGTCATCCGCAAAGATATCAATCGCTGTGGCGACCTCAGGATAGTCATCCATCTCCTCGTAGTCGATGTATCGACTAAGAAGATCATGTTCGAGTTTTAGGAAGTCCGAAAGGACATCATACCCGTAGGCCTGCAACAGATCGTAACCGGACGTCGGATAGCCAGAGGCGGTTGAGCCTTTGGCGATCTCCAGACCGACCTGTTCCTTGTCGCGCCTGAAATAACCACGAATTCGTCCAGCTACGTCCCCAAAAAATCCCACGGTGCCTGCCTATCAGATTAGCCCCGAAGTTTCAGCTGCTCGATGAGAGCTTTGACGAAAACCTCGGGGGCCGCTGCCAGTTCGCTAGCCACCATGCCCGCTACCATTTGCGGCATGTCAGGCAAGTCCACATAATCCGCGGGACGTAGAGCCATAGCCTCCAGTTCATTTGCGATCTCGCGCGCCACAATGAACCCGATATCCCGGATGATGGGGTCCAGGTCTAGCTGCTCGATCGCCTGCGACGCAAGCTCTTTAGTCACCCCAGAGGGGAGATTTAGTACGCGAGCGGTAGCGCTGAGCCCCTCTTCCTTAGGAGCTGGAAACACCCCACGCAGTCGTTCCAGCGGCGTGCTCATCCAATGCCGCCACTCATAAGTTCGCGAACGGCTCTTTGCGTCTCAGGTCCAATCGCCAGCTTCAACACCGCCTGCTTTGCCGCGCCTCGCCAAGTCGCGCCAATGTGCTTGCGACCCGTAGTGGGCTCCATCTGGCCAGCTCGGTACACCGTGATACGAAACGTTGTGAAGGCGCGCATCTCTTCTGCTGATAGCGCGTCCATTTCCGGACTATCGACTGCCGATCTTAACAGATTATGCAGCTGCCCGTACACCGGATCGCTCATCAGCGCTTCGGATTGTCCAGGAATAGACACAGGTACTAGAGCCCGAAGGTCTTCCACTAGATCACGAAGATGCGCCATGGCAGAGTCTCCCTAATTTGGTACCGCACGGTACCCTTATGGACGCCAGGGTCCATTCCAATCATCGCTTGTACCAGACCCGAGCAAAAAGGCAGGCAGCAAACTAGAGTTCCCGGCAGCTTCCAGATTCCCAGCCATTCCTGCCTGCCGCTGTTCTTCCATCCAGGCGTCGCCAGAGTACGGCATGCTTTTCAGGATAGGAAGCGGCTCCGACAGCTTTTGCTGGGACAAAGAGTGCAGAATGGCCGCCATAGCGTCGGATACGTCTTTCGATCCGTTCGAAGGGTGGTCAATTTTCCTCTTGTTACCGGACAAGTCCTCCTGCAAAAACGTCAGCTCATCAATCAACGGTTGGTAGTGGTACATCCGAACACGATCTTCGTACAACGCCATCTTCAACGTGTCGTAAGGCGCTGCTGTCGTGTCTACGGAAAGCAAACCCGACTGGTACCCACGCGAGGAAAACGTTTGAATCGAGTCAGCCGATTGAAACTGGTCCAGTGTCACACTGGTGATCATGTAGCCGTGAGCGGTCAGGTCGTAGACCAGATGCCGAACTTCAGACAACAAGACTTCCCCGCCTATCGGAGGGACTACTCGAAGCGCCAAGTCGATGATGTAAATGGGAGCACGTTCGGCGAACTCACGGCCGTCATCCGTCCTACGACGAACATCTTTCCAGCCCGCCACATGGCCCATACAGAGCCCCAAGGCATCCTTCCGCAAACCAATGTCGATGTGAATGTGACGCGCGGCATGAGGGCTAATGATGGGGCGTAGTCGCTGGAACTCCACCCGACCCGGAGCCTTCTCCGTCTTCATCGCCACCATCTCATCCCAAAGAAAACGACCGCCCTTCGACATGTCGTAAACGAGGGTTGAAAAGGGGTGTTTGCGGGAAGGATCTACAGCCTCTCTAATTTTCTCTCGACGCTGAATGAAGGGGTGAACGGCAACCGTTGCTACGCCCGCAATGTCACGAATGGCGCCTTCTAGGTCCACTTCAAAGTCGTGGCGAAAATCCTCCGGCACATCGATGACAGCAGAACCTTCAGGAATGTTGTCCCTGTAGTGCTCTCCCTCTTCATCCGTTAAGATCTTGGACGCTGTTTCAGCGTTACCGCAAAGCACCCAAAAGCGCTTCGTCTTGAAGTAGTCCTCAGGCTTGACGTCCCAAAGAGCGTAGTCGCGAACGAACGTCGTCGGATCATTGACCGATTCATTGATTCGCTTGGCCGTGAAGTCGTCGTTGGTCTTCTTTGAGGAGACCACGAAGAGCATGCCCGGCAACTTACCCTGCCGTTCGAAACGGCTCTTCATACGACGCTTAATCGTGTTGTAGAGCGTCTCAGCTCGACTCTCCTCGCCTAGCACTGTCTTGCGCTTCGCTAGGAAGTTGGACTCGTCAATGATTCCAGCAATCGTGTTCAAGCCGAGCGCGCTAGTGTCGGTCGAAGCGCGAGGTGCCACCCAGACCGCCTTAGGGAATCGAAGCTCCTTCTTCGTAGGCTCAAACGGAAAGTGCTCCTGGAAGTAAGGACTGGCTTTGATTTTCGTAACGATGTTCTCGTAGACAACCTTCTGGGCCAACGCCTCGCTGACAGAGAAACAGACCAACGCGATGTTGGTGTCCTTCGCCAGACCGAAGCTGGCATGCGGATCCTTCATACAAGACAGCTCGTAGAGAATCCGACATAGCCCGATCGAAGCGAGGAAGGTGTTGTGGAGCACCATCCCGTTGCCAACAAAAGAGTGAGTCTCGTTCACTGACAGATCGTAAACGTCGGCCACTCCATAAGGTTCGACGGAAGATACGTGCTCCCAAAGAAGATCGGATTGAGCCAACCAAGCGTGCTCGCCTTGATACAGCGTCTCCTCGCACAAGCGCTCGAACCGAGCACGACTGAAAAGTTGGCCCTCGGGACACCCAAATCGCGCCGTTAGACCAGAACCCTGGCTGCCTAGCTCGTGTCGAATCTCTTTAAGCTCGTCAAAACCGACAGGCACTACATCCGTGTTCGTATTCGATTTGATCCCCGAGCACGCATCTCGTAGCGCCTCGCACGTCGCCTCTTTCCCTAGAACCGGCCCAACAACATCCAGGAAATGAAGCAGATTAGAGGCGCCGGTGACCGTTAACGACCAAGCCGCAAAGGAACGTTTTTCGCCGGAAGGCGTACGGTAGAATTTCGTCTTCGGGTACTTTCGAGCGTGGACGCCCAACCGAAGCAACATGAATCGAAGATCGTCAACCATACCCTCCGACGCTAGAGTGACTTCTGCTTTCGCCGGTGCACGTACGGAAAGAGATCCATCACAGGCCCAAAATCGATTGAGGAAGGCCGAGAGGTGTTCACGTCGTAACCCGTAAAATTCGGCCGGAACCCTTTTTTCCCGTGAGTGGTCATCCAAACCCCACCTACGAACGAAGGCCATAACCCCGCGCACATTAAGTGTCGTAGCCTTGCCAGCATTCTGACGAGCGGCAGGACGAGCATCGGGCGGTAGGCCGTTGCGAATCGACCCTACGGTACGAACAAGTCCCACGAACTCATCCAAAATACTGGGCGTCTCATTCGTAAACGTGATGCTGTGCGTGCAGCCGCCATCAGAGAGAAGATAGGCCGCCAGCTTTACTTCATCCTCCGACACATCACAGAACCGTTCCGGATCCGGAATAGATCTTGGTGTGGCTACAAGATCTCCTTCGCCAATCAAAGCGGCTTCAACCCAACCACGAGAAGTGAAAACCTTGTGGTCGGTGCTGAGTATGAGGTGCTGGCCTCCGGCAAGAATCAGCCGAACGCAGGACTTTCTACCTGAAGGAAAAGCCTTTGCGGCTTTGCTTAGGATCTTACCTTTCGCGTCCATGGAAGGGACGCAGAACTCACCAGCTTCTGCAACTGTTCTCCGTCTGCCCGAAGACAGATCGAATACCTCAGTTGTACTATGCACACATTTACCCCAACCGATCGACCCCGTAAAAATCGCCTCAACGTAGTAGCCGCCTTCAAACAGTTCGACGAGATCTTCCTTCAGCTTCGGATAGACACCGTCGCAGGTAGCACCCAAGTAATAGGGGTCCTTGATGAAGGTCATGATGTCAACGGGAGGGGTGTTGTACTCCGCGTTTCCGAGGACATCGATGAGCCGCCGCTCTTGTGCCTGCGGCGCCTTCTGTTGCATCTCCTTGAGAACGATCTCAAGAGTCGCGCGTTCGGCCGGCGTAAGATGCTCCATCTCCTTGCGGAGCAAGTCCTCCACCTCTTCCGGAGTCCGCTCGCTTCGCGCGCGTCCATTTTTAAGAAGGATCGGCATCAGTCTTCTTCAGGCAAAGGAGCGATGGGCTCCGCTAGAGGGTCCAACTCGTCCTCTTCCGCCAACAAGTTCCCCTCGAAAGGCTCTTCGTCGAGCACCACCGTTTCAACAGGCTCCCCTTCCACGTCCATAACAGCCTGCGCTACCGGTTCCTGAACCAAGGCTCCAGCCGATTTGGACATGAGCCTCTCTACCAAGCTCAGGACTTTTTTACGCGACTGAGGATCGCTGAGCACGGTCTGCACTTCGGTTTTGTTGTACCGAAGAGCCACATCGGCCATCACACGAGCATCCACGTCCATATGACCTAGATGTCTCTTAGACAAGCCAAGATCCATCTTCAGATCAGCATAGGTAGACAAGATCTCTCTCGCGATACGGACCTCTTGTCCTGTCGTAGGAAGCAGTTTCTTGATGTTCTTCTCGTTTTGAACATCAATATCAATGCGGCGCATCTGCAGCTTGTAGAGCTTTTCTATTTCTCTCAGCTCGTCTAGCCCCTCCTCGACCTCTTTAGCGGCATCGACAAAAACAGGGGTCAGGCGCTTCTTCAGAAGTTCTGCAGGCGGGATGGTCCCACGGAAGTCCTGCAAGGACTGCATCAGACTTCCGCGTGTGAGATCGGTCGCCTCTTTTTTGACATCCTGAATGAAGCGAGCCACCTCAGAGAGGGGCCACCCCTCCAAGATGCGCCCGTACACCTCATCAAAGCAGGTCAATTTCCGAATGCGCCCCTGCCCAGGCTCTCGGCTTTGAGGCCGCATGCGGTAGGATCTTTTTGCTTTGACGCCAGGCATTCGTGTGGGCTCCACAGGGATCTCCTCAACTCCCCGTATTCTAGGCTAAAATCACTTCTCTGCCCAACTCTCGCCGATTCCTCCTTCAACTACGACAGGAACTTTACGCAGCATGGGCTGAATCCCCTCAATCATGCCTTCTTCAAGATCCCGTTGCACCGACTTAAGGAGATCAGGATCTTCGTCCGCTTCGACAATGATTTCGTCATGGACCATGTGAATCATCCGAGCGGCGCCGTTGTACTTTTTCATTCGCTCATACACGAGCCACAGCGAGCATTTCAAACCATCGGCTCCAGTTCCTTGCACCGGAGTATTTGCAAATTCATTGTGGGACTCGGGCTTGAGGTAGCGTAGCCGGCCAGCCACTGTTCGCGTCATCCCGCTGCGCTTGTTGTGGTCGCTAAAGATGTCTCGATGCCAGCTTTTTATCCCTGCATAGCCCTCGAAATAACGGTTTCGAAAAGTCTCGGCTTCTGGAACAGACATGGAAACGCCGTAGTTGGCTTGGGCGTATTGAACGAGCTTCGGTGCCGCCATTCCGTAGATCAATCCGAAATTAACAGCCTTCGCCATCTGCCGCTGTTCTTTTTTTACCTGATCTAGAGGAATGTTGGAAACCAGACTGGCGGTCTGAGCATGCGCGTCTTCGCCGCGCTGATAGACACCCATCAACGTCTCGTCTTCCGCCAGTTCAGCGGCTATTCGCAACTCGATTTGCGAATAGTCGGAAACGACCAACTTCTTACCAGGCGGTGCGCGAAAACAGGCGCGGAATTCCTTTTTTCTGGGAATCTGCTGCAGGTTCGGGTCAGAGGAGGCGTAACGACCGGCTCCCGTAAAAGGGTAGTAGTTGGTGTGGATTCTCTGAGTGACCGGACTGATGTGCTTCAGATACTCGACACCGAAGGTCTTCACCGACTGCGAGTAGCCACGCCACTCCAAGATCTTCTTGATAATGGGGAAGTCTTTAGCGCACATGGCCAGCGTAATCTCGCTGGTGTTGTCGATCCGCAACCCAATCATCCGCAACGACTTGAGTAGTTGGTCGGGCGAGTTCAAGTTGAAGTCGGGATCGAAGCCGGGAAGAGCTATCTGTTTTGCCGGATGCGGCAGCTCATGGAGCAGCTCACGTTGGAGCTTCTTCGCTTGAACACCGTTCGACTCGGCCAACCGAAGCCAAGCCTCCTTGTCGAAGGCAAACCCCGCCAGCTCCATGGCCGCTTCTGGAAGAATCGCGTGGAATTCGATCATCGCGACCGAGTTCAAACGGTTCTCTCGAAGCTTGGGTTTCAGCGAATCCCGCAGCTTGGGCAAGTGAATGACGTCTTCGGCGGCGTAATCCAGCTGCCCTTGATTGAGAACAGGCGAGGTCCAATCGGAGGCTCCATTTTCTGGAGCTTCAGGTCCGATTTGCAACTCACGCGAATACAAAGCGTAGAGGTCTTGTGTTCCTTTCCCCATGAATTGCCCGTTATAGACAAGGCAAGACGCGCGGTAGGTATCAAAGATGGGCCAGAGTTCCAGATCAAAGTAGTGCAGCAAAAACTTCTGATCGAACTTCAGGTTGTGCCCAACCTTCACACCTTTCGAATCACGAAGCGCTTGAATGACCGGTTCTAGGGTCCCCGTCGCGAACGCGTCGATGACGTAGACCCCTTTCCCGGTGTTGATGCTGAGAAGCCGTATCTTGGACGAATGAGGAGTCAGGCCTGTGGTTTCCAAGTCGAGGCTGATGACCTCGGCTTGGGCTATCTCTTCCGCGATGGCCGGAAGACGCTCCGCATGCCTGACAACCTCATAGGTGTTCATGCAGGTTGAGCGGCAGCCGCTTGCGACTCCAAGAGAGCGCGACCGGTGTTGGACAGGCGGTACGTGCCCTTGCCCACCTTGTCGACCCACTTGCCGCGCACGAGGCGCCGGAGCGAGTTCCTCACCCAAGAGTTTGCCTTCGAGGAGGCTTGGTCGGCAAAGCAGTTGGTCGCCAAAGCGTTGATGGGGACCGGATTGGCATCCCCGGCCAACACCGCCACAACACGTGATTCTTTGCTGTTGAGCTTGTCTTTCGCGAGATCAACAGGCGGTCCGCTTTGACCGCTCGTGGGTTGTGCTGCCTTCTTACGGGCCGGTTTCGCCTGGGCGACCTTCTTCGCCTTCGTCTTCTTGGCGGCTGCCACCTTCTTGACCGCCTTCTTCGGCGCGGCCTTTTTCGCTGTCTTCTTCTTCTTAGCGGCCATCGGATTCTTCCTTCAGTGCGCGGTGTCAAACCGCTTGGTTGTAGAGCAGCCGAGAAAACCTCGGAGCCGCTCATACATATTGATCTTGTTGAATTGGAACAATCCGAAGAAGATCAACACGCAAGGAGTGACACTACGATGGAAAATCCATCGAAGTCAAGATCGAGATCGAAGTTCGACCTTGCTGATTCAAAAATCAGATCTTTAGGACGAATCGCTATCGGGGGTTGTTCGTTCGACCGGCACGGCCGTTACCCCGAATAGGCGGGCATACAGTTCCGCTTTTTTGCCGTCACTGCGGTGTACAGCCAAAACCAAGATTCCTCGAACTTTGGACACCACACCACGCTGATCACACACTTTACCGTCTCCGTGACCGAGAGCGCGACAGCGCACGCCGTTGTCCTGGAGCAGGATTGCAAATTTACCCGCACGAACGCGCTGCGAAGGAACCACAACCAAGCAGAATTCGTCCGGCCCAGTATCAGCCAACAGCCCGCTTGAATGAAGCAAGGACCGCATCTGTTCGAGATTCTGTTTCATGGATGGCCCACGAAACTTCGAAGCTACCACTCTGGTTTGGCACTAGCAACGGCGCTCGACCCGTTGACCGCTTCCTCTTGTTTCTTCCGTTCAATATCGATTGCAGCCTTCTTCGTAAACTCGTCAAAAATCGGTCTCAGGAAGTCATTGATGTCCTGTCCTGTGAACCGGCAGCATTCCATGACCCGGTCCATCGACTTTCGCAGCTTCGCATCCATCGCGATGTAGACATGCTGCTGCTTGCCGTAGGTAAACACCATGAAGGATTGATTGACGGTCTCACCGTACTTGTTGAACAGGTCTTGAATGATCTTGGAGAGGTCCGCCACCGACTTGACCTCCTTGGTTGCATCCTCGATTTGTTGCCCCATCTCCTTGGGCAAAGACTGCTTGAGCCCCTTCTTCACCCAACCCAACATCTTCTGGAACTGCTGCGTATCCGCATAGCCCATCAAGCGCTGCATCGAGTCCGCCCCATACTTCTGGGCCAGCTCGTTGTAGAGCACCACGAACTTGTCAGAGTCGACCTTGCCGTGGATAACGTTCAGACGCACCGTCACGAACTTCTGAAGGTCTTGATCCTTCCACTTCGTATCCGTGAGAAGGATGCAGGGGACCTCCTCGAAGCCTAGGTTCTTAGCCGCACGCCAGCGGTGCTCACCACCCAAAATGACGTACACGTCTTCTTCTAGAGCTACGACCTCAATCGGATCAATTAGCCCTACCTCAGCGATCTCGTCTTGCAGGATGTTGAACGTTATCTCGTCCTGCGTGTTGACGTTCCAGCTGTTGGGAATGATCTGGTCTATCGGAACCCACTTGAAGTCGATGTTCCGCTTTTTGGGATCTGCAGAAACCTTTGCAGTCTCCGGCTCCTGCGCCTCTACCGATGCCTTTTTCCTACCCATAGATCGAATACAAGCACGAACCGTGCTCGAAATCGACCCGTTTTCAGGACGAATTAGGCCATTTGATCTTCCGCCATGATGTTCGCTAGGCCATCGAATTTGGAGGCTATGAGCTGAAACTCACCCACCATCTCTTTGCGAAAGGCTTCGAACTGCAGCTCATCCCCAGCAGGAATGTCGACGCCAGGAATACCCTCATCCAACCGCAGTTGCCACTTGTTGAGAATGCGTTGAGCGAGGGTTAGTTCTTCCTTCAGGACGGCTTTGGAAATAGACAGCATTCAGTCACCCGCGATGATTTTCAGAGTGTCGATTCCGTAGATGATCTCTTTCGACTCCGGGTCTACCGCCATCAGGCGCACACCGAGCGTTCGCTCGATTTTAGCGATGTAACGCAAACGCTTGTCGGAATCGCCAGCCATACTGTCGTTCGTCGCGATGAAATCGGTGCAGATGAGATCGAGTTGGTGGCCCCTCTTGTCAGAGTGAGCCAGCTCCGACGCCCGTGAAAGCGCCAAACGGACGTTCACGAGCTGCGCCGGAAAAAGGTCAAAACCTTCCCGAGTCGGCTTCTCATGAACCGCGTTGGTGTCGTCCACATGGGCCTCAGGAAGCGCAGCAAGCGGCTCACCGTCGTCATCCTCCCCCGCACCCAACTCAGCCTCCGCGACTCCACGACGGCGGTTCTCGTCCGCCACAGTGGCCTCCAGCTGCTTGTAGTTCATCGTCTCGGCTTGCGAGATGAGCACCTCGGCATTTCGAGAAGTAAGAACCTTGATCAGCTCGCGAACCTTCGAATAGCCGAGATTCACCACCCGCTGCTTCAGTTCAGGTGAAAGGTCTTTGAGCTGCACTTCCAGAACGAACCAGATGCGACGAAGGCGCTCGGCCTTCTTATAATGCAGCCCTAGTTCGCGTTCGGCGTAGTCCTTGAAGCTCTCGAAGCCCCAAGCCGTAAAGACAGCCGCCCGACGCGCATCACCCATCACAGGTGTGTCCCAGACCTGGTAAAAAATACGAGCCAGCTCCATGTAACCCGAGTCAAAGAGCTGCACCAACTCCTTGGCGCGACGACGAACCTTCGTCGACCAAGCCTTGGAGCCTACTACCGGCCCACTTTGATCGGACAAGTCCAGAGCAGTCGTGGGGTCGCTCTTGCCCCCCTCGATGACGGTAAGACCTTCAGAGCGTTCTTGTTGCATTGCGACCCTCCAATGGAAAAATAATTTGAGTAGCCCGAACCTCGATCAGCTCTTCCTGCTGACCCTTCCGATTCATCAGCTCCCCATCTACAAGCACGTAAGCCCCCAATACAAGCTTGACTCGCAAGACGGTTACGAGACCTCCACCATACGCATTGATTTTCACCCGAACTCGAACCACAGAATCATGCGTGTGCCGTTCGCAGAGCACGTAAAAGGAAGCCGCAGCACTACTGTTCGTGGTCTCGCTAAAGCTGAAGCGGCCTGCTACTTCCCCCGAAATCGCGACCCTATTGATGCCGCGATTCATGCGGCCATGCTTCGAAGCGCGCGAATGACTTCGCTATTCTCTAACGTTGCAACAACCGCCGCCATCGAGTCATACGCGTGTTCTCGAACTGAGGGAGTCACAGCCTCTAGCAGCTTCTCGGCATTCCCGTAACGGTTTCTAACCGCTGCGCCGATCTCCTCCTTCGACGCGCTCTTATTCCCGCACAACACCTTCTTGACCTCTTGAGGGGAAGACTGAACGATCGGTAGATTCCGAAGCTGAACAAACGTCGCCAACGAACCCCAACACATCGCCATCTTAGCCGCAGCTGAGGAATTCCGCGGGAAGCTCATAGACTCGGCGCAGACCACCGAAATAGGAAAGCGGTTGAAGACTCGATCGAGTTCGGCCGCCATCTCGCGTGCCCGACGCAGGTTGTCATCGCTAGCCAGCACCTTCCGCTTGGCATTCGACTTTTCAGTGCGTCGAACACCACAATCAACGAGGACTTCCAGATCTGGGAGCAACTGAAGGACGGACCAACCCATGTTGGCGAGACCGGGATCTACTCCCAACAGATACACGCTCTTACTCATCTGGAACCCCCTAGACGCTGCTGCCGAGCATCGAACACTTTGTTCCCTGCAACAATCGCGAAGGCAATGCAGTCCGCGTCCACCTCTTTGGATAGGATCCCGTTCTCGTGACAGAGGAAGGCTACTCCGCGAACCTTCTCCGTTTCTCGAATCAACCAATCGATCTTCGATCGTTGATCACACAACAACTTCAGTTTGTACAGAAAGCAAAAAGAACAGGTGTAGTTCCATTCTGCTTTTTCACCGAAGTCCCAGCGTGCAGGGTTCTCCTGACAGTTCGTACAAACGACCTTGTCCAGCAGCTCCGGCGGAACCGGACGAACAACCAGACCTTGGAGATCTACCGACTTGGACACGTGACTCCTAGGGGTTCTCAAAACAAGGCCCCACCAGCGCGCACTTTGCAGCTCTAGGACAGGACGCCGAAGTACAGATTCGTTGGGGGTAATGACCTATGGAGATGCCGTCCCAGATAGATCGAATTAGTAGCCTTACCTGATCGAGAGTGTCCTCGTCTCGTTCAATCGTGTGCTCGATAAGAGCAGAGGCTCCGTTCCCACCCTTCTCCCAATACAAGATCTTCGCCCATTGCAAACCCGAGAGCCACATGTAGCACTGAGCCTGAACGACATGACCGACGTTGGGGGTTTGGCGCACTTCCCACGCACCGCGTGATCCTATCGACTTGCACTCGACAATCCCCATCCCCGGCATCCCTTGAAGCACTAGAAACCCGTCAGGGTGCCCACCAATGCGGTACTCCTCGTTGATGAAGTGCTGCTCGCGATAATGAAAGTCCTCGCAACCGCATTCACACTTCTTGGGCTTACGAACCAGCGTCTGAGATTCAGAGATGTTGCCGTCCAGCTTACCGAACTGCTTGGCGCACTCCACGCAACGCCAGATACCTAGAAGCGCCCCCGTCTCCGCCAACACCTTGTTCTGCAGAATGTAGTGAAGCGCGTGCCCATGCGCGAAAATTAGGGCCAGGTCTGGGTCCACTGTTCGGCGGCGCGCCACCTTAAAGGTAGAGGCTAGTACCTCTTCACGAGGACAAAGGTCGGCCAAAGCCGAGACCCGTAGATACGACTTCTCGTC